TGAAATTAAAGCAAAAGCCATTCGTCCATCAGCCAAACCCGGGAAACAAATCCCGAGAATGCGTCAGTAAACTTATGACCTTTTCTTTGAAAGTCATATCATGACTCTCACCTAACGGTGATCGTCAGTTATGGGCGAGTTTGTACAAACTTGCAAGTCACCTAATCTCCATAGGAGAAAGTAGGGGTAAGGTAGGCCTTATCGGATATTTAAAGTCCGTTAGGCTTGCATTCCTTCATTACTTAAGCGGCGAATTTGTTGAAAAGAAAGTACCTGGTGTCAAGTTGGACATGGACGGGCTACCTAAAGTTCTAGGGGCCTTTCGTAGCTATCTACAAGATTCTTCATCTGCCTCTAAAACGAGCCGGATGTTGAACACATTGTTATTTAGCACGAGGGCTCTCTCAGTGGGGACCAAACCAGACTTTGAACCAATCGAGAACCTCTGTAAATGAGTATTACCGGTTGATGATAGCTGGGGTGATTCCTTTTGAGCAGAATTAGGATTTAAGCCGTCGCGTAACCACACTAAGATACCTAGAGCGGTGAAGTTTAGAGATTATCATATGACTAGTAAATCAGGGCCGAATGGTCAAGCCTTAATCACCAGTATTGCAGACTTGGAGCAGCTCCGTAAACAACCGGACTTACTCAAAAGTGTTTATATTGTTGGTGGGGAGAAACTTGAACATAGAATCTCCGGATTATTAGAACAATTTGATTTTCTAAAGGCTTCACACCCTGAATATCCTAGCCACAGGCTTAGGAAGATTTCCTGGATACCGGATAAGGAAGTTAAAGTTAGGGTTGTCGGCATATTGGATTATTTCAGCCAAGCTGCTCTCAAACCACTTCATCATTACTTATATCGGATCCTAAGGAGGATTCCACAAGACTGTACTTTCGACCAAGGCTCCTTCTTAGAAAAGACTAAAGCTTGGGATATCTATTTTAGTATCGACCTTACGGCCGCTACAGATAGGTTTCCTATACACTTTATTTCCTCTTTACTAAGATGGATCTTTCCACAACACTTCGTCAGTGCATGAGAATACATCATGGTTGGTCTCCCTTTTGAATATAAGGGCCCTGGAGGTTGGAATAAAATCCGTTACTCCTGTGGGAACCCTATGGGGGCCTATACATCATGAGCTTCTTTTGCCCTGGCACACCACTTTGTGGTATACCAAAGTTGCAAAGACATAGGTATATCTTGATCCGAGGCAAAATATGCCCTACTTGGAGATGATCTGCTAATCGGTGATTCTAGATTAGCGGACGCATACAAGTATAGGATAACAAGGTTAGGTGTAGAGTTCAGCCCTCTCAAAACGCATGAATCCAAACGTCTATACGAGTTTGCGAAGCGCCTCTTTTGAGATGGGACTGAAATTACCCCGTTTCCAATTCGCGCTTTATGGGTGAGTCAGAAATACTATGACTTACTCCCGGTGCTGTATGGGGAACTAAATAAAGGTTGAAACGTAGGCTTAGAGGTAAGTAAGGTTATTAGATCATACTACCAAGTCGTTAAAGGTTTCAATGCTTCTTCAGCACAGAAAATTTACGAGAAAGTGGCAGTATGTGAACAACTCATGTTATACATGAGGGGCTTACGACCGGCTAAAGACGTATTAGTTAGTGTCTTTAGGCAGCAGAATAAGCCATTTCCGGATATTGTAGGTGATTTGGCCGCCGAAGAGGTGGTCAACGCTAGTATCCTGAACTCATTCACAGCTTCAGATCCACAAAGTCCTCAAAATAAGGGCAAAGTCGGTAAACCATTGGGTTTACTCGCTGAGTCAATCGTTATACGTTTGACTGGATCAGAAGATGAACTAATAGTCAACTGGGCGTGTGAGCACATTTCAAGTGTACCTGTCCTTAATGTTTATGGCCAGGTAACAGAGATGTATTTAGCTCTTAAGAGAACAGGTTTGCGTGAGGTAAGTAAGTCAGGGGTTTGACCCCTCTTCTTAAAGACTGCAGGCCTACCACTCTCGGACCAAGTATTTGTCGAAAGACAAAGGGACCGGTTAGCGAGAGGTGTCTCTAAAATTGCTTTCGATTTAATAAAACAGACCGAAGAAGCAATTAAGTTGTGGAGCGCATTCGGGGAACTCGACGGACAGTTATGTCCTGAGTTTGTCCTAAATGAATCCCAATTTGATTGGGTGGCTAACAACAAGTTTGTAAATAGCCCATAAGTTAT